TTGTCGGTGAGGGTTTTCCGCGCCTTGTCACTGGCCTCCTGCGCCTCGTTCTGTGATGCAGCCGTTGTCTCCACCTTTCCCTGTGCTATGTCCACCGCTTTCTGTGCGATTTCCTTTGAGGCATCATCAGTCGCATCGGCAAGGTCCTGCTGCGCCTGTTCCAAATCGGCCACGGCCTGCGTGTGGGCATCGGTTTTTTCACGGAGTGTGCGCACGCTGTCCTGATAGGTCTTCACGTTCTCGGCGATTGTGCCCCATATCTTGAAGTTGAAGGCACTGGTGCTGTTGCCGCCGGTCTCGTCCTTCAGTTTCGTCTGAAGGTCGGTATAGACTTTCTTGTTCTCCGCCGAGAGTTTCTTGAACTCGGAGGTCTGCATGTATTCCTCTATCTTGGCGAGGGTATCTTTCGCCACATCTTTGAGCACGTTGCCGACACCCTCGAAAGTGGTGCTCCAGTCAATGTTCAAGGCGAGGTTCTGGGCATTGGTCTGGCTGACGGCAGCGTCACGCTCCTTTTCGAGCTTGCGGACTTGCCACCGCTTTTCCTCCGCCGTGCCTTCACCCTCGTTCACCTCACGTATCTTCTCTGCATATTCCTTGGCGATGGCGTATTTCTGCTCCTGAAGCGTGCCATACCCGCGCAGATAATCCACCATGGCCTGAAGTTCGTTCTTCAGGGATTCCTTGTCGATTTCCTCCAACCCCTTGCGCTGTGCTTCCTGTGCCAGCCGTAGCCGTTCCGCAAGGGCATTGCCCTGCTCTTCCGTGAGATTTCCGCCCTGTGCATCGCGCCACTTGGCCTCCTGTGCCTTTATCTCGGCTTCCTCTTTCTGATAATTGAACCTTACCTGTCTGATACGCTTGGCACTGCCTTCTGCCATCTGGCTGATACTTTCCTGCTCGTTCTCCTGACGGAGCCGTGCAAGTTCTTCTGCACGTTTCTGTTCGGCCGCTTTCTCGCGCTCCAACTCTTTCTGCCTGTCCTTGTCACCGTTTCCACCGGTCGGCTTGTGCTCAGGCTTGGTATGACCGCCGATATTGCTGTTCTTGCCTATCTCACCCATTTCTTTGGTCAGGTCCTCCGCCTGTTTGAGCAGGTCGTCACGGAGTTTCTCGGCATCGGCGATGGCCTGTTCCTTGTTCTTCTCGTTTTCCTCCTTGATGATGGCCGACGCGTCTATCTGACCGTTGGTCTCTCCTTGCGCAAAATACAGGAGGGACTTCTTGAACCACCCCATGGAGCCATCGACATCATCGGCATCGGTAGCCTTCAGCTTGTTCACCTTGTCGTCGGCTTCCACTGCCTTGTTGACCAGTGCCTGTGCCTTGGCCTGCAGGAAGAGCATCTGGATATAGTCTGCAGCTTTCTGCGTAAGGACATCGTACCACTCGGCGACGGTGTCGTAGTAACCGAAAGCCTCGCCGTACTTGCGGTTCAGTTCTTCGGTCTTCTTCTTTTCCTCCTCCTTACTGCCGGTGAACTCCTTCAGCTCGCGAATGGTGCTGTTTATCTCGAAACGGGTCTTTATCATCTGCGCCCTGCCCTCGCTCTCCACCTCAATGAGTTCCTGCGCTTTCTGCCGTGCCTCTTCCTGCGCGTCGCTGTACTTGTTGAACAGGACAATCAGACCGGTAATGACTGCGGACAAGCCCAACGTGAGGGTAGCCATGAGTGCAGATGCCGCCGCAGTGGAAATGCCGAGTGCCACTGCCAATCTGGTGTTGGCAGCCGTCAGCAGGTTCTTCATCTTCACCACCGTCACCAGACGGAACGCAGAGTCTTTGTTCAGGGTGTTGAACACCTGCTGCAGACCCATCGTGACGGCCATGACAGACTGAACCCGCGCCTGTATCTTGGCGAGGTTCTCGTTCTCGGAGGCGAACAGCGACACGGCACCGGTAGCAGCGGTAAACATGCCGGACAGACCGCTGATACCGGACATGAATCCCTGCAGATTTGCATCGTCATTGGAGAGTATCTTGGTCTGGGTATGGAGGTCGGCGATGGTGTCGGACAGCAAGGCTGCCTTCTCCGCCATCTCGCGGTACTCTTCCGTGTCCTGTTTTCCCTCCAGTCGCATCTTGGCCATCGCGTCCTGCAACTCGCGCAACTGCATGGCCAGACGCTTGTTGCTCTCCTTGTTTTCCTCCTGCTCGCGTGTAAGGCTGGCGAGTATCAGCTTCTCTTCCTCCAACGCTTTCTTGGCGGCGTTGAGTTCGGCAAGGGCTGCGGACTGGGCATTACCGGGGGCTGCGTTCTTGTAGGCTTTCTCCAGTTCCTTGATGCAGGAGGTGGTGTACTTCACCAGGTCCTTGCTCTCGGCGATACGCTCGGCAAGGGTCTTCTGCGCCACAGCCGCCATGGTGCTGGACTCGGAGAGCTTGCCATGCTCCTTCTCCAAGTCGGACACGGCCTTTTCCGCCTGGCGATGCTGTTTCTCCAGATAGACGAGTGTGTTCCGCTCCTCGTCCAGCACCTTACGGCAAGCCATGACATCGGCGGCGAGTTCCTTCTGGGCGGTACCGGGTTTCATGCCTGCAAGCTGCCGCTCCATACGGCTGAGGTCCGAGGCCACGCCGTCAATGACCTTGTGCTGCTCGGCTATCTTGGCGTTCACCAGCTCGGCCGCTTTCTTGGCATTGTCTATGAGGGTGTCGATATGCGCGTTGGCATTGTCGATACCGTCACTCAGTTTGTCCTTCATCAGGAACTCTATCTCTACTGGCTTGCTCATGCTTTCAATTCAGTTTACTTTGAAAAAATCCTGCGATGTCCTCGGCTTCCTCCTCGGCGGTCTTGCCGCTGTCGGGTCTGCCGGCTTTCTTCTTGATGTAACGTGGGGCGTCGCACAGCATCATGATGAGGGTCTGGTAGTTCACGCCGTGGAGTATGTAGTCCACGCTCCAGCCTGTCGCGCTGGCTATCTGCCACACGAATCCGAAAGGGCTATGGGAACCTTCATACTCGGTCCTTAACTCCCCTTCTTTTTTTGGCTCAGTCTCAGCTTCATCGGATTCGTCCGTTCCGCGGATCTGATAATACTCATAAAAGGGCCTGTGCCCATCAGACGCTCAAACTGCTCGGTGGCGGCCACCTGATACCGGTACGCCACGAAGTTGCGCACGAGCCATGCGGTCAGCCCCACAAACAGATGGCGGGATATATACCCCCTGCACACGGTGTAGGCGATGATGCGCGACAGGCGCTTGCCGTGTCTGGCCATAAAACGCATCTGCTCCAGCTTGGGCAGTGTCCGCACCTCCTCTGCCGTTGTGTCCATCTCCAGATACTGCCGCCCGATTTCTATCTGTCCTGCCAATGTGGGGCGCTTCATGGTGATGCGCACCTTCAGCGGTTTCTTGCGGAACGGCAGACGTATGTCCTTAAACGGCACGGAGACACCCCTGTCAAGGAGTGCCTCCGCCGCTTCTTTTTCGATTGCTCGGTTCATGCGCTACTCCCCTGGTTTGGTATCGGCCACATCATAGGGAGCACTGCCGTCATCAGGCGCGTTCACCGTCAACTGGCACTCTATCTTGGAGACCTCGGTCAGGGTGAGCTTGCCTCCGAGGTTGGCCATAAGGGTGGCACTCGGTATCGTCACTGTCTGCCCGCTCTTCAGCTGAATCTCACACTTGTCTCGGAGTTCCACAAGGTCGGTCGGGGCTTTCCAACCGGTATAGGCTCCTTGCGTGCCGACAAGCGTACCGCCAAGGGCGAGCTGGAGGTTCTCGTAGTCCAGCTGTATGAGGTTGAACGTGGGGGCTATCGTACCGTTCTTCGTGACGAGGGTCAGCACGGGGGCTCCGGGCACCTGCTCGGCTTCCACATCCACTTTCTCGGGCTTGGCTCCGCCCCAGTCCCAACTGCCTTTCTCTATATAGCCGACTGTCTTGTCTCCAAACTTTACGACACCTATGCCGTACATGAATTTCTTACTTTCTGCCATATTCTTTTTGTTGTGATGGTTAATACTATGCCGGTCGCCACTCCGACGATAAAGGCGATGAGAAGCGTCTTCCACGGATTGGAACTGCGTTCTTTCTCCGTTTTGGCTTCATTCTTCTGCTGTTCCAGTGCGTTCTTGTAGCTTGCCATCTGCCGCTCGTAGTATTCGCACTGGCGCTGCAGGCTGTCGCAGGTGGCATACACCACGATGGTGCCGCCTTTGTTCTGCACGGTCGCGCTGGCCCTGCCGTTCTTGGCGCGGTACTCTGCCTTTTCGGGCAGGTCAGTCAGTTCCGTTAGGGGTATCTCCAGTTTGGCTTCCTCCTGCGGTACTGTCTCCGTCCACGTCTGACGCACCTCGCTCCGGAGGGTGTCCGCGGATACTTGTCTCACGCTTTCCTCCGTGGCCACGCTCGCCTTTCGGCTTGTCGCGCAGCCCGACAAGAACAGGGCAGTCATCATGATGCTTGCAACTGTTCGCAGTGTCGATAGCCTTCCTGAGACGCGCCATCTCGCGCTTTGACGCTTCGAGGTATCTTCTTGTTTCATTGAGCTCTTCCTTCAATGGTTTCACTATGTTCTCTACCAAGATACGGGTGGCATGCTCGGCGTTGTCCATACGCACCGTCTCGGCATCGGCTTCCGCCTTCATCGATTCCGCTTTCGCTTTCCTTATGGTAGCCCGCAGCGTGCATATCGCCACAATGGTAGCCACCAAACCTCCGCCGAGGAGGATGTTCAGGACTTCGCTGATATTCATGCCATCCATATTTTTACTGTTGGTATATTCCTATTGACTTGAGCCACCCCGCCACATCGAAACTCGGACAGGCTTTGTTCACGCCCGGAAGGTCGCGGTGTCCCACAATCTTGATTTGCGGAAAACGCTCGTGGAAGTTGCGCACATAGTCGGTCATCGCCTTCAGCTGCGCTTCCGTACGCGTGTCCTTGGCGGTCTTGCCGTCCTTGGCCAAGCCCCCGGCATACACGATATGTCGGCTCACCGAGTTGTAGCCTTTCGCACCGTTGGTCACTTCCCACGGATCCACCTCCGCGTCCTCGTTGTTATCGACAAGGCGCTCCACCTTGCCGTCCAGGTGTATCAGGTCGGTATAGCCCACCTGCTTCCAGCCACGCCCACCCTTGCTTACCGGGTCGGTGTGCCAGTGGCGTATCTCCTTGGAGGTTACCTCACGGCCTTCCGGCGTGGCTGTGCAGTGCAGGACCAAATACTTCATTCTCGCCATTACGCTTCTGCCTTATATCCGCTGGTCATTACGACACCTGCGTCTGCCTTCTTGAACATGCAGATGAAGTAGTGGCGGAAGTTCACCTTGTTGCGCTGGTACTCGGGGTCATTCTCGGCTGCGCTCCAGTACATCTTGGTGGAGCCGGTAGCCTTGAACACACGCTGTGTGTAGAATGCGAATGAGCAGTGGAAGTCACCGGCCGTCTCTCCCTTGTCGCCGACTGCCTTTTTCTCGCCTTTGGCTGAGAAGTACGGGGTGTTGGCATACTCGTAGATGTCGAATCCGTAGAGCTTGCCCACCTTGCCGGTGTTGCGGTCGATGTTGTACTGCTCCTTGAAACGCTGGTCGGTCTCCAAGAGGTCATTCACGTGGTCGGTACACAATACGAGGCGGCGGTTCGTGGTCGGAACACCCAACTTGTCGAGGGCTGCCTTCATCGCGAGCACGTCCTTGGCGGTCAGCTTGATACGGCCGGTGGTCGCGTCACGCTCGCCGGTAGTTGTCAGTACCGGGGTCTTGGCGGTGTTCTTCTGTGCGCAGAGGGCGTGTGCAGCCTTGGCGAACTTGGCATCGTTGATGGCGTTTGAATGGCTCTCCTTCACTCGGGCAATCTTGTCGTAGCTGATAGCGTACAACTCATCGTCGGTGATTGGTGTTACCTTTGTCTGGAACTTGTCAAGCTGAATGGCGATGTCCTTGTCATCAAGTGCCTGCAAAGGGATTGGGTAGGTGGTGTTGTTGACAAGTACGTCAGGGTCCACACCTACCTCTACCAGGTGGATAACATCGTTATCGACAATGCTTGAACTGTCGGGGATGCCGTCAAGCCAAGTGCCGGCGAGGAACTCGCGGAGTGCCTTCACAAGCTCACCAGTCCAAATCTCTTTCAGCACGCCCTCGCGTGCTACTCCCACAGGCATTGCACCGCTCACGGCAAGCGCGACGGCATTGGCACCGACGGCACCTGCCACGGGCGACACGCCCAATGCCATACCGAATACGGCTCCTGTCATCGCATTGAACAGCACAGCCGTAATCATGGTCAAAAATACTTTTGCTTTCATTGCTTTTTCTTGTTTTATTGGTTTGTACTAAAGTTCACACTCCATGCCGTACTCTTCCTTGTAGAGTCGCTTGTACTCTTCGGGCTGCTCCTTGCGGAGGGTCAAGAGTTCGCTTGACGGCACATCGCTCAGTTTCTTGTAGGCAGTCGGCTGCTGTGTTGCCGCTCCGCCCTGATGCCCGATAACGGCACTGAGCTTCATCTGCGGAGCCATGGCTGCGACAATGCGCTCCAGTTTCTCCTTGCCGACTTCCTTGCCGAGGTTGATGAACTCGTCCTTCTTGTCGGGGGCGATGCGCTTCTCCCCTACCGCCTTCTCCACGATGGCGGTGATACCGGCAAGCGTGAGGGTCGCCTTCTCCTGCTGGAGTTTCTCGTTCTCTTCCTTGGCAGCCT